TCGTCCAACTGCATGGTCAATTCAGCGGATGTGAAGTTGATGCCGATGTGCTTCTGGCTGGAGACAGTCAGAGTGGTGAACTGTTCGTTGTCGTCCTGAACTTGCAGGGCGGCACCGTCAGTGACCAGAGCGCGGTCGGGCAAACGGATACGCAGTGTAGAACCGATCTTGGCACCTTCAACAGCGAAGCTGTCGTCGTACTGGCGGTTCACGTTGCGGGTGATCACCAAGTTGTTCTCAAGTATTTCCAAAGACTTGCGTGTGATCATGTCAATGGTAAGCAGGCTATTAGCCATGATGGATTCCTTTCAATGATGAAGAATTATGGTGAGGGCACACGCCGCCGTTCTTATGTTTTCCGACTTGACAGTTCATACAGAGAACTTGGTAACCCGGAGGGAATCCAGATTTCCGCAGCCATCGGTAGAAACCATAACCAGAACCGGAATACAGCCCTGATCTTCGTTCTTCCGCGCCGTTGTTGTCAATATGATCTATCGAGAGAAACATCGGTTCAGTTTCACCGCAGCAGTTGCACTTGTATCCACCATAGGCTTCAAACACCTGCTCCCTGCAAATCGCTTGTGCGCGTTTGGTTTTCTCCAATTCAGCCTTGCGAATCGCAGCGACTTCTTCAGGTGAACCATTTGCTAACTTGCGATTGCGCCATTCTCGTGATTGCTCTCGGGCAGTTTCCCGATTTGCTTCACGCCAGTCGCGCATACGTTGGTTGTACCGTTCCCGGTTGCGTTCTCTGTATCTGGCCGCAGCCTCCCTGTTGCGTTGCCGCTTCAGTTCTTCAGCAGTCAGAGACTGATTATCCCTTTCCATTTCCATCTCCTATTTCGGGTAATCATACCCTACTTTGGAGATCAGCGGTTGCGGAGTGCCTGTGCTTTGGCGATTTGTCGCTGACGCTCGGCTGCAATCCACTCCGATGCACTCATGGTCTGGGTAGACCGGGGATCGGTGGTGTCAACGACACCGGGGTTCACAGCGCGGGCGCTCACCGGGCGAATCGGTTCGGGCGCAGACGTTGTTTTCTTCTGGGGAGGCTCGGATGCCAGTTTGGCCTCGATCTTCCCAATCTCACGCGCTTGCAGGAGCGGCGACAGACGCGAGATGCGATCAGCTTCTTTCGGATTGCTGCCCAGCCAGTAGGCCAGATCAGGTCCGATGTCGGACGCCTTAATTGTTTCGGCCATCACATCGGTGACTCGAAGCTGGGGGTTGTAGGCGACTTGTTCAAAGTCGTCATACTTGCCACGGGCTTCTTCCTCACGCTCTGCGTAGGCGTCCTCAATCTGAGCGCGTTGCTTTTGGAGTTCTCGCTGCGCGATCAGTTCTTCGGCCTTCCTGACGGCCAATGCTTCCGCATAGGCTTCAGGGGACTCAAACTGGTCCGCTGGCGGGAGTTCCGCTGGCACCGACTGCGCAGCTTGCCTTTCGGCCAGCTTTGCCTGCTGCTCACGTTCCCACTTACGTTGCTCTCTTGCGAGGCGTTTGCCAATCATTGCATCGAGTTCAGCCTGAGTGAATTTCTTCTCCTCTGCTGTCTCACCGCCTTGATCAGCGACTTCCGGCGCGTTTTGTGCCTGATCCGTGGTGGCCGTCACCTCGGGGGCTTGCGCGGAGTCAACTTCCGCTAGGGTTTGGACTTCTTCAGTCATTGCATGTTCCAAAGGAACCCCGGTCTACTGGGCCGGTACAGTTCTCAGATTATGCGCTAAGAAGGCGCGGTGTCAAGATCGTCAAACTTGATACACAATGCTAACTGCTACTGTTAACCCAGACAGGTTAGCATTTGTCAGCGATGTGCCAGTTAAATTACGAAAAAACAATTTACTCAGCGTAGCAGACGCAGTGACGCAACCAGACACACTGAAGAAACCGACAAGCTGACCAAGAGCATAATTTCCGCAGACAAATGGTAAGCCACTTATCTCGGCATTCATCGCACTAGCGGTTACAGGAAAAGTGATCAATGCGCTGCAATGCACCATTCGTCCAACACGGGTGTATTTGTTGTCAGTGATTGTCAGAGAAAGACCGGCACCGGAGCCATCAGCAGGTGTCCAAGTACCTTCGTCGTACATTGTCAATGTATCACCACCCGCTGCCGAAAAGTCAATCCCTTTTCCACTGGCGGGAGCCAAAATTTGGTCAATGGTGGCTTTTTTTGTTGACCCGGATTGAACAACGGGTACGACTTCGGTACCCGCAAGCGCAGTTGCGGAACTTAATTGAGAGATTTTCAAATCAGCCATGATGTTCCTTTTCGTTAACCGGATATGCCGCCAAAGAATTGAGCAGTCACAGAGCAAAGCACACCGGATGTATTGGTGATTCTAATCGTGTCATCCGATGGTGTAGTCACCGTAAATGACGCACCACCTAATGTTCCATTATCGGTTGCGATTTGCTGAAAACTGCTGTCAGTCCCACGCCCAAACACTGAGTATGTTGTCTGTGTTCTCTGGTTTCCTGTTGCGTTTGTTGTACAGGCCACGGTCAAGAAACCTTGATAGCCTGATCCAGCCGCATTCAACGCGAGATCAACAAAGTCACCCGAGGAAATTGATGGCGTTTGAATCGACTGAACAATTGATGTGCCAGTCGCAATGTCGTTGCGATTGACAAGTCCAAATGACTTCCATGTGCCCGGCGAACCAGAAGTGGTGCAAACCCATCCAATAGGACCACCCTGAGTGGGGTTTTCGTTCCAACTGATTGAGTTCTTAGGGTAGTAACCTACGGCTGGGGGAACCGTTCCCGCTGTTTGAATCGGAACACCAAGGCGCTGTGTCCCAAACCGACTGTCTGCTTGGAAGTTTCCAAAATGCACATCTTGCGTGTAACCTGTGTCGTCAACAAGAATGCGCACTGTCTTGCAGTCATAGCTCCCTCGCGTGATGACATCGGCATACGCGATGCCGCCAGTGCCGACGTTGTGCCGAAGATCAACAAACGAGCAGTCGGTCAGGTTGTAAGGAAGGCCAATTCCAGGCACTCCACGAATCAGTGCGTAACTCGATCCTGTGAAGATGTTGTTGTATCCACCGATTTGCTTGATGCCTTGGAATCTGGCCTCAACACTGACAGCCGGGTATCCGACCAACTTGTGCGCCGTGAAGGACGAACTTTCAATCAGCGGCTCGACCCAAGTGATGCCACCATTGAACACGTTACTCGTTGCGTCAGCAATGTAAGTGACCATGTTGATGTTGCTGGCACCTGCTGAAAGAAGCAGTGCGGAATACATCGTCCACTGTCCAGCTCCTTCAAACACCACGTTGTCAGCACCGCCCACGTTGTCTTCTGAGAAGAAGTGTGGCTTGAACATGGCGTTGTCAGTGTTCGGGCTGATCGATGGCCCAGCGTAAATCGTCTGATACAGCGAAGATGCGCCGATGCCATTCTGGTCTGCCGTGTAGAACGAGCAGTGCTTGTACGGTGAGGCCAGTGGATATGGATTGCGGAATGAAGGGGCAAACCAGCGAGATGACTCTGCGCCAATGCTGATACACGCTGCCTTCTTGAAGTCGCCTTGTACCCAGACATTGTAAAAGTTGTTACCGTTGGCTTGAGTCTCAGTTGTTGAGCGCGACAATAAAAGACCACACTGAGCGTAAGTACCGGAAACAGTGCCGATCCAAATGTCACTCATTGTCATCCGACTGGTGCCGGTGCAATCCCAAACAGCAACATCATTCTGAGAACCATTAATGATGGTTGTCTGGTTATTCTGTCCTTTGATTGTAATAAATTTAACAGAACTAAAACTAAACCCTGTGCAGTCAACTGATGTGACAACGTAATACTCGTCCGGATCGGGAATGACAAGTGTACCACCCGCGTATGTGTTATCACGCAAATGTGCCAGTGCTGCGTTAAACGCCGCAGTGTCGTCAGTCACACCATCGCCAACAGCCCCAAAGTCTTTGACACTGATAGTTTCTTGCAGTTTCTTCTCAACCGTACGCGATAGTTCTGCGGTACCTGTACCAGAACCAACACCCGTTGCAATAAAGTGAGTTCCGATTGTGTTCGATGTCGCACCAATCAACGTGTAATCGGTGGTTCCGACAGTCAGAATGCGATATGTTTTGCCAATTACAAAGCTACCGGCTGTGACCGTGTAACCTTGTTCGTACATAATGGAATCCGCATCGTTTGCCGCTGGCGGTTGAGCCGATGATGGAATGTTGTCATATGTCGCAATCAAAACTTCTGTGGATGTTTTTACGACAAATTTATAGCCCACACCCACAGGTAGCCAAATCTCACCGCCTGATGGTACCCGACCCGCAGCATCCAAAATAATTGGATTGGTGTGAAAAGACGAATCGGAATTGGTTGTGTAAGTTACAGCGGGTGTCGTTGTTCCGGCGGTGTACGTATAAATTTTTCCACCCGTCAATGGATTCCCATTGTTGTCGAAAAATTGCGCGCCTGCGCCTGCAAACAAAGAAAGAGTGATGGACATTCGGTTACTCCAACAAAATGAGTCCGCCGTCCTCTTGGACGAGGTTGTCTCCGTTTTCACAGAGAAGATTGCTCTGAGCCACCTCAGAAGCGCGGCCACCAAAGAGCGAAACAATGCCGCCAAGACCGATAGCCACTGCGTTGCGGGCTGCAAGGAAACTCATTTCGTATTGATCGGCTTGGCGTAAACCGTGCCGCCTGCGGACAGTTGAATCGCGCTCACACGCCAGATGCCCGAGGTGCCGGTGGGCACCTTGAACGGGATCGGGGTGAAGGCGGGAATGGGGGTGCTGGCGGTCGTGGCAACAGCGCCTTCACCAACCTCGACGTAGCAGGGCTGGTCAGACCAGACCATGACGCCTTCGGGACCGGCGTTCCAGCCAGTCGTGGAGCCAGCGGTGCCTGTATAGGCCACGGACTGCGCGGGGAAGTCCGCTTTGGACAGAGGGTTCAAGAGTTCCATGTTGGCTCCTTATGCGAGGAATTTTAGCTTGTACAGGGTGGACAGGTAAAGGCCCACGATTTCGTCGATGATGTTCTGAAGCGCGGTGTCAGTTTTCTCAACCACCTCGTAGCGCATCTTTTCGATGTCGGCCAGCGAATCCTCAAGAAACTCGACAATGTTAGTGGTCTTCTTGGCTGACATGAGGCTGATAGGGCCGATCAGCCCATGACGGCCTTGGTAGGCTTCGGCAAACTTGTCGGCCAACTCGATTACCTCGTCGTAGAACGAGTTCAGGGCCATGTGCTTGGAAAAACTGCGAGTGTTCAGGTGAACGGAATGCGCAACATCCCGTGCCAGAAACAACGTGCCGACGAAATCAGCGCATTTCATTCATCTCTCCTTGCTCGGGCATCCCACCCATCTGTTCGGTCGATTCGATTTGAGGGGTTTCTCGCATTTCGTGCGCACCCACCACAAGATCATTGCTTTCCATCGCGGCCGCAACCACGCCCATTGCGATGTCTTGAATCTGCTGTTCGGTCATCCCCGCCTGCACGGCACTGATGCGCTGTGTCTCGGCCTGATACGCCTTGATTTCAGCCTCAAATTCTTTGATTTCCAGATCGCGGGCTTCCATGCTCTTGTTGACGTTCTGGAGCATGTTGAACATGTTTTCCATCTCGGCCTGCATGGCTTGCATTTGCTGATTGGCAGCAACCAGAGCCGGGTTGTCCTCGTCGGCCAACACCTTGGGGTCCAAAGTCTTCTGAAACCGCTTGGCGAGGTCTTGGGCACCGGGCCAGTCCATGTTCTTGACGAATAGGTCGCCAGCCACGCTCCAAAGCTGCGGATTGCCCTGAAGCAATTGGGCCATCGACTCCAGAGCCTCCTGACGCTTGGTGGCGTAGCCGGGACCAGTGATGACGCGAACATCGTACTTGCCGACAGACGGGTTGTAGATTTTGTCGATGACGATGCCTTCTTGGTTCACGATCTTCTTGACCGGTTCCTCTTGCATCGGGTTCATCTTGACGGTCGATGGTTCACCGTCTTCGCCAATGATGCGGGCGATCCGCTCGGTGTCGTAAATTTTGGGGATCAAGTCCACCAACTGACGACCAACATGGCGAATAGCGCGGGCCAGATTATCCACATAGTGATAGGTTCCTACGTCACCTTCGCGCTGACGCGCAAGGATGGCCTTGCCAGAACGCTCGTTGCTGGTCATGCCCAGCGAAGCGTTGTACTGACCGGTGGCCGACTTGATGTCCTCAGAAGCGCCCGCCTTGGCTTGCAGCAGGCCGCTAGAGGCCATCGGAGGCTGTGCCCGCTGGGGTAGTGGCAGGACAGCGCCTTGACCGTCTGTAACGTCTGGGTTGACCTCCAGATACGGCCAATTCTGGGTGTTGGCCGTCTTCCACTGCTGCTCGTAACCCTCAAACTGACCACCGTAGCCGATGAACGGGGCTTTGGGGGCCAGCGCCAGCATCTCGGCTTCCTGCGACACCCAATAGTTGTACATGCGCTGGGCGTCTTTGGCGTTGCGCACCAGACCGCTCACGTACACACGACCGTCGACTTCAAACTCGTTGCCGATCACGCGCACCACGGGGATGTACTGACCGGCCCACTCGCGCTCTTCAAGAACCTCGTAGCCGTTGATCTTGCACCACTTGACCTTCTTGCGGTCAGAGGGGCGCTGGCGCAGGGGCTTGCCGAACATGGCGCGAAGCTGCTTGTCCTCGGGCGAACCGTCAAAAGCGGTCACGTTGCCCGGGTACAGGTTGAGCGTGGCCTTCTCGTACTCGATGTAGAAGTACTCGGCAATCCGCACCGTGTTCTCGCTGATCCACTGGCTGATCGACTGATCACCTACACCCAACGACATGAGGGTGTTGATGGGTGCGGCGTTGGGGTACAGACGCTCGTACTCGGCTTTGGTCAGGTCTTCGGTGATGAAACACCAGCGGGCATCGGCTCCGGTGGGGTCTTGGATCAGCGGATCCATGTAGACCGAGAAACTGTTGCGCACACGCCCAATCTTGATGTCCTGATCGAACGTGTCTTCGTCGCAGTATTCCGTCAACAGCCGGATGTAGCCTTCACCATAGGAGACTTGGTTCTCGCAGGCGGTGTCGTAGGCCACGTCGGCGTCGGAGATGTACTCGATGTGACGGATCACGCCGTTGTAGACCTCAGCTACCTCAACATCGCCCTTGTCGTCAGCCGGGATCACCTTGATACCCGGGCGGTTCATGCGTTGCTCGTTGGTGATCTGCTTGACGTGCTGGGGCAGCTTGTTGATGGTCAGGCAGGGGCGGGCGTTGATGGTCTGACCTTGCACCGCGCCACGGGTTTGGAGCACGTCGGCGGGCCATTGCCACTGGTTGTCCGGGGAGCCTGCGTAGAAGCGCAGGTCATCGAGTTCGCTCTCGCGTGTCTCGGAGTAGGCCGAAATCGCCATCGTCATGCGAGAACGGGCGACGGTCAGGATGTCCTCGGAGCCGCCTTTTGACGGATACGGGCCGTTCTTTGCCACATTCGCTGCGGCCACGATTCCGGTTGTGTCTTTCATGCGTCAAATACTCCGAGGGTGTGGGCTTCCCGCATCACGAGCAAGCCTTCGCCCTCATATTGTAGGTCTTGACCGATGGAATCACCAAATAGCACCCGATCACCGGCTTTGACATCTTTGGCGTCCGGGCCAGCGGAAATGACGGTGCCGGTGCCCGTTTGCTTCTGCCTGAGCAGCACGAAAAGTTCGTGTTTTTCGAGGTCTGGGCGGACGATCAGGCAGTCTTGAAGGGCTTGAATGGTCATTTTTTGGACTTCGTTGGTGCTTTTTTGGCAGCTTCGCGTTTGACGCTGTACGCGATGGCGACGGCCTGCTTGACGGGTTTTCCGGCCTTGATTTCAGCCTTGACGTTCTTGCGGAAGGCGGCGTCACTTTTTGATTTGACTAAAGGCATGTCAGGCTCCCATCCAAGATGTTAGAACAGCCCCATTCTGCGCGTTGCGCCGGGGGACTGCGCGGTCATTGTACTCCCGATGTGCAACAGGGAACGCAAAAGTCACGGCAATGGCGTCAGCAGCATCTGGTGAGGCCAGTCCACGGGCTTTCATTTCCTTCTTGCCCTCCAAGAATATGGTGCCCGCAGAGTTGGGCTTCTTCATCGGCCCGATCAGATCAGCTTTGAGCAGCCTGTCCTGCGGCAAACTGGCCGACTTGAGCCAGTCGCGCATGGCTCCCCAAATCTCGGCCCTTTTGTTGCCCCACATCACGGGGTTCTTGGCCTTCCAGCCAAAGTTCACCCCGCGCACTTTGTACTTCTGCTCGGTCAATCTGTCAAGGATGCCGTAGCCCAGACCTCCCTCGTCGATCACGGTCAGAGCAGGGCGGTACTCCTCGATGGCGTCGATAACGTGGCCCACGGTGGTCATGGTGTCGTCACCACGGAACCGCTTGATCGCCACGATGTCCCGGCCTTGGCGCACGGCAATCACGGTGCTGTCCATGCCGCCCCGCGCGGGGTCTACGCCGATGATGATGGGTGCGGTCATGTCCTTGTGCAGCGCGCGCTTCATGGCGTCATCGACAAGGTGCGGTGCGATGAACTGGTCTTGGCCCGACTTGGGGAAGTCGCCATAGACCTCGACCCGGGCCTCGTCCGAGTCCTCACCGTACTCATTGATGATCTGCTGGTATATGGTCTTGTCGGTGCCCTCGACCGTGCGGGCGTCGATCTTCTCGCTCTCCCAGAACTCCCGCTTTGACCCGTCCACGGCCTCGTAGAAGTACCCGGTGTTGCGCCGACCGTTGCTGAACGCCAGCCAGTACCGGTCCAAGATGTTCTCGGTAAAGAAGCCCGCAGCCACGGACCAGATGCTGTCCGGGATACCGCTGGCCTCGTCAAAGATCACCATCATGCCGTCCATGTTGTGCACACCGGCGTAGGCGTCTGGGTTCTCCTCGCTCCACAGCTTACCCTCGGCTCCCCAGTACCGGGTGCCTTTGCGCAGGTCACGCTCGACCAGTTCGGTCAACCAGTTGGCCGGGTTCAGACTCGTGGCCGTGGGTTCCCACCAGTGGGCGTTGATCGCCATCGTGACCCACTTGGTCAACTCACCCCACGTCACTTTGCGCAACTGGTTCTCGCTGTTGGCCGACACAATGACGGATGACCCGATTCGAGTGGTCAGCATCCACAGGATCAGCCAGCTAACCAGTGCCGACTTCCCCACCCCTCGACCAGACGATACAGCCCTGCGCAAAGCGTCGATCAACTCGTCGTTGCTCTGCTTGCCCCGGTTCTCTTTGATGAAGTCCCGTATGCGGCGCAGCGCCCTACGCTGCCATGTGCGCGGGGCTTTGAAGTGTTCGAGGGGAGTGTTCTTCTGCCCCCAAGGGAACGCAAACAGGACAAACGCTTCAGGGTCATCCTTCAGAGCAGGACTCCAAAGCTGGGCCATGAGCGTCTGCTCGTCTTCTGGGCTGTACCGGGGTTTTTGCATTACCAGAGCCTTTCAGCCACATAGGCCACAAACAGTACGATGACCGCACCAATGATTACGGTCATGATTCCATCCTTTTGGCAAACTCGGCCATCAGTTCCTGCGCGACACTTTGGATTCCATACGCTTCTTGTTCGCGCCCGGGTGTGAGTTCACCGTAGTAATCGCACCATTCTTGCCATGCGTGAACGGCCTCGTGAACCAGCAGTCCGGCAACTTCGATGGGGTTTCTGTTCTCCCACCCAGCCAAGCACACGATGCAAGCCAGCCCCTTGGGTGATGCGATGTGGTGCGCTGTTGCGTTGGCATGTGGGGTCTTGATCCAGTTGTCTACCGCACCAACACCCATGTCTTTGAGCGCAGCCTTGTACTCATCTTCGGACAAGCACAGGCACAGAAAAGGACCGGGTGCGCTGATTCGCCGGTCAAGCCAGTTGATCTTCATTTGGGTTTCTTTCCAAAGATCGCGTCCCAGTTGTCGCGGAACTTCTGGGGGTCGGGGATCGGTCTAGGCGCGGAGCCTTTGCCACCATCACTCATCTCGGTTCTCCAGTCTTGGGGTCACGTCAATCACCTCACCCTCGATCACCCGGGCTTGGGCCTGCGCCAGCGCCTCGGTGATAGAGATGGTGCCGCCGAGTTCAACCTGCTTGATCTCGCCGTAGCGTTTCTTGTTGTGGGCGCTCATGAGCCACTTGCGCGTGTCGATGCGCAGCTTGTCCCTGTTCACCGTATCGTTCGAGTTGGCGTCGATGGCCTCGACCCCATCGGCAATCTCTAGGATTTCCCCGGCAAGGAACTCGGTACGCATCTCCTGCGCTTCCTTGAATCGTTCGTGGCGGGTGGGGTCACGCTTGACCCAGCGCAGGAAGTCCTCATATGAGATGGCCCGGTGGTCATCTTCGATCAGGGATTGCAGGGATCGGCCCCGGTAGATGTCTTCAACGACACGCTCAAATATCTGCTCATATTCGACATGCAGCAGCGCCCTTGCCTCTTTCGAGGGTTTGATGGGGGCTGGGTCGGGCACGGTCAGCCAGTTTGGCAGTTGGTTTTCACTGGCGACAGCCGTGCCTACGAACGAAGTGTTCTCTTGTTTCATAGTGCCCTTAGTGTATGGCATAACGGTTTCCTGCGCAATGTCGGGGTAGTGGAAGTAGTTGACCCACTGGGTTTCTGATTTTCTAAAAATTTTTCACGGTTTCTGTGATGCCTACGTAGCCGGACCATCGACCCCGCTGGCCCTACCCCTCCCCCTCGCTCCCAGACTCCCGGGCACCACCGCAACCCTGACCCAGTGGGGCGACACCCAGCACCACGCCCCAGCGATTCCCCGCCCCAGTGGGTCAGGCTTTGAACCCTTGACCCATTGGGTTTAATGGGCCTTTTCATGGTTTCGGGGGAATTCTTGGGAGCTTTGAACCCGTGCCCCATTGGGTCAAGGTTTCCGGGAAAAACCGGGGAATTCCCGGGAAAAGTGACACCCAGTGGGTCAGGGAAACCCCTTTTTCGTTCGATGGTGACACTTTTAACTTTCGCGCAGGCAAGGCGAAAATTAGAGTACTTTTTAAAAGCACTAGAATTCTGGAATCTCTAAAACCTTACCCCCAGAATAAAAGGGCACTTTGTCACCACTGACAAAGTGACACCGTGAACCTTACCCACTGGGTAAGGGAAAGCACCTAGAAACTTTTTTCACGTAGCCCCTTGACAACTTGACCCAGTGGGTTAGAATTGAACACATCAACAACCCGTAACCGTAAGGAACCGAAACCATGAACCGCCATAGCTTGACTTATATCGAGATGTACCCCGAACCCGTGGACACCCGCGAACCTTCCCCGCTGATGATTTGGGCGGGCGCAGCCTTCGCACTGGGTGCCCTGTACCTGACAACCGTTTTCCTTTTCTCCCTGTAACCCGTAACCTGTAAGGACTGACACCATGAAAACCACTGTTTCCCGCTATGACTTTGAACGCGCCTTCGTTGACGCTGACCGCAAGGAAAATTTCAGCTATGAGGGGCTGAAGGCTTTGTTTGACTATTTCGAAGAATACGAAGAATCGACCGGCGAAGAAATCGAACTCGACGTTATCGCCATTTGTTGCGAGTACTCCGAAGACACCGCCGAAGAAATCGCCCGTAACTACTCGATTGATCTTTCGGACCTTGACCCCGAAGACGACGATTATGAGGAACAGTGCACCGAAGCCGTGCGCGACTACTTGAACGAAAACACCCAGTTAGTCGGCGAGACTTCGACCGGCTTTGTTTACGCCATTTTTTAAGGGGTATACCATGACATATTGGGAACAAATCAGCCGCGAAACCGTTGACGGGTTCGACATTGTTTTTTCAGTTGCAGCCGAAGACATGCACCCCCGCGACTCTTTCGACATGGAACCCGAAGAACTCGCCCAACTTTGCGAAGACATTGACCGGGGCCGTTATTCGTGGTTTGTGGCCCGGGTTCAGGCTTTCCGGGCCGGTGTTGAACTCGCCGCCGACTATCTGGGCGGGTGCCTGTATGACTCCCCCGCCGACTTTGTGAAAGCCGGGGACTACTACGCCGATATGGTTGACACCGTGAAGCGTGAAGCCCGCGCCAAAATTGAAGAACTCGCCGCCCTGTAACCCGTAACCGTGAAGGATTAAAAATGATTGACTTGTTAAGACTCGAAGCCCCTGAAGCCGAACGCATCGCATACGCCGAAGGCTTCACAATGGCCGCTGAACTGTTCGCCCGTATCGCTGAACTCGAAGCCGAACGGGACCAACTGGCCGAAGAACTGGAAAAGGCGCAAGAAGCCGCCGCGAATGATTCGCTAAAACGCTGGGAAAAGGAAAACGGACCCGCCGAAGAATACAAAGAATTTTTCTTTGACTGTTTCGCCCGACTGGCGGGCCACTACCCCGCCCCTGATGTTTCAAGCGACTATGACAAGTCTGTGATTTTCGCGGCCATTGAAAAGGGCGAAGAAGCCGAAGCGAACGGGGGTGCAGCATGAGCTATGAACAAAAAGACGGCATGGTTTACGACCCCGAAGACGGGCAAACAATCGCCACAATGTCAGAAAGTGCAACACCTGAACAAGCCGCATTACTTGCAGCCGCCCCGCAACAAGCCGCCCGGATTCGTGAACTTAAGGACGAACTCGAAAACATGAGGGACACGCTTTATCAGTGCCTTCCATTTTTTGAAGACTGGGAAGACGAAGCCGGGGTTTATAAGCCCAACACAATGGCCTTCATGATCCGATTAATCCGTCAATCACTGGGAGAGTCGCCCCAGTGATAACCGCCCTTTTAATCGCCCTTGCCGGGGCCGTGTTGGTCCCGGTTGTCTGCGACTTTCTCGACATATAAACCATCAACCCCCAGCCCCTAGGATCAAGCCTAGGGGCTTTTTTAACCCCTGACCCTAGGACACCCCCAGCCATGACACAAACCCCCCTAAAACAACCCAAAACCCCCGCCCCCGGTACCGTGGCCGAACGGGTACGCCAAACCGTTGACCGCCTGAACCTTGACGAAACCCGGGCCGCTGAATATTTCGGCGTTCCCGTGTTCACCGTTCGCAAGTGGTGCACGGGTGAACGCGAACCGGGCGCAGCCGTGGCCCGGTTGCTTGACGTGCTGGGACTTGTCGAAGCACTCGCCCCCGCGCTTCACGGTTCTTTTTTGCCGCCCATGAGCACGACACCCCCGCGCAAGCGTGGCCGGGTGAAGAATTTGGCCCCGGAAATCAATCATGTCGAAAAATCCGGTACCACCGGCTCAACCGATTCGATTGACAATTCGGTCATGTCGAAAAATCCCGTTTGAAGGAGTCAACCATGAACGCTCTCGAACACTATGACCGCCTCTATGGCGACATGGGCCTGAACCCCCAAGACGCTGCCCGATTCGTCTTTGTCTCGGGCTGGAACAGCGCAATGGAAGAAGCCATGAAGCGCGTCAACGCCATGCCCTTTGGCAATGACACCCGGGCATCGTTTGCCATCTATTTCCAGCAGATGATGGTGGTTGACCCATCGGACATTCAGGGGAAGATGCAATGACCTACGTCAAAAGCGCCACAATCGAACGTGCTAGAGCCGTGGTGAAACAACTGCACGACCGCAATCGCTCAACATGGGATGATCTGGATAGGGAAACCGCTCATGCAATCAATGCACTGATCGCCGACAACGAGCGATTATTCAATCGTGTTGAGGTAATTGCTGCGGAGCGAGATAACGCCCGCGCTTGTTACGAAAATACGGTCCAGTTGTTGATCGGCGTTCATTCGATGATGTACCCGCCAATGACTAGCCTACCCGATGGTCGGATAATGATGTTCAGACCAAATGACCCAAACCCTCATGAAGTACTGCAAGAATTAAGCGACCGCATACGCGCTTTACCCGATCAGATTAGAAACATTGAAACCAACCTCAGGAAACGATACTGAAACCAAAAGGCCCGGTAACCCCGGGCCTTCTTCATTCCATCGTGTCAGGGTCATACCCCTTGACCAACTTGCGCTCTTTGCCCTTGTCGTAGGCATGGCGGTAGATGTAGTCAGCGTGGCGCTGCTTGGCCTTGAGCACCTGCTCCCGGTAGTCTTTGAACATGGTGGGCAGCGTGGGGTTGATTGCCCACATGGCCCGGTGCTTGTGCAATTCCTCCTCGATCTTGACAGCCCACCCTGCCTGCTCCAACACCAGCATGGCGTCCATGACCATTTGGTCCTTCTGCCACTCGGTCTTGCCCTCCAGCTTACGCCGTGCTGACCGCTTCAAGGTGCGCAGGTCGATCATGGTGATCTCGGTGCTGTTCTGGATAATGTGGTCGATCACCCACTGGTCGAAGTCATTCGAGATGGCCCCGGCCACTTCGCCCAGTGCGTAGCGGTAGGCGGGGATCACATAGCCCTTGACAAACGAGATCACGCGCTCCACCAGATCGGCCTTGACCTGCGGGGTGAACGGGGACTCGATGACGTGCCAAACGAGGATCAGACGGCCCGCCAAGCCCTCCAGCTTGCCGAAGGCTGTCATGTACTCGGTGCCGCTGTCCAGCACCCTCTCGTCTTGTTTGGCCCCCTCGTACCATGCTTGGAACTCACGGAACACGGTGTACGCCTCGGGCGACAGGTAGTAGGTCTGGGCAGGCAGCACGTAGGTCAGGCGCAGGGTGTTCTCCCACGCTGCGGCGCTGGTCAGGTACTCGGGCACCGGCTGGCCCAGCTTGGTCTTGCTGCCACGCAGGATGGCGGGGATAAACCGTTGCAGCAGGCCGTCAGCAGACAGTGGCCCCACGCTGGCCTTGAACACGGCAGGCTGAATGTTCCCGTAGATGCTCACGGCCAAGTTTTCGCAGTGGATCGACCCCGCGCCCACCCGGTCCATCTCGTAGTGTTCTGACTCGTAGCTGACAACCCACGCGCTGCGATCCTCGCCGCTGGTCTTGTCTGTGAGTTTGCGCACCCAACTGTTCATCTCGTCGAGGTGGCACAGCAGGCCACGGGGCCGGTCTGCCGCTTGACGCACCAGCTTCTGACTCGTGATGTCGGACACCGTGATCTTCAGGGGCACGGGCTGCGGGGGCATCTCGGGCACCACTGGGGCTTGATCCGCGCCCAGCAGGGCATCGGGCGAGGAGGACCATTCGAGGAAGCCCTTTTTGGCCGAAGCATAGGCCGCTTCCTTGCCTTCCCAATCCAGCAGGTCTTTGCCGTAACGGGGCCGGTCCTCGGCTTCGATGTTCTTCAATGGCGACAGCATGGGCCGCGATCCGGGTGACTTCTTGTCCGCTGGGTCGCCCAAAGTCATGAGCCACAGCACCGGGGGTACCTTGAACCCCGGCATGAGTTCCAGCCGGATGCGGGCATCAATCACCCCGCAGACAGCGGCCAACCCAGCGAACAAAGGGACCAAAGGGTCACAGCCCACGCTTTCCGATATTTCAGTGGCCCGGGTCTTGAGGATGCTGGGCCACAAGGACAAGTCCATCTCGGGTGGCTTGGGCCGCAGGCCGTCAAGCACGTTGATCGGCTCCATGACCGGTGTCTCGACCTTGCTGAACAACTCGGACGCATCGGGTATGGGCCGCTGCCAGCCGTGGGACTTAGCGATGTGAAACAGTGTCCCCAACTTGACAGCGGTGGCCTTGTCAGGCCGGAAGCTGACCCACTGTGTCAGGATTTCACGCTCACCGGGATACTTGGTCTGGGCCGTGGCGCTCCACTCGTTCCACAGTGACAGCGCCTGCTCAAGCTGGTCGGTCTGGGTGCCCGCCCAGTGCAGGGCCATGCCGATGCTGACCCACTCGTCACGGGTGCACTCAGCGGGAACCGCATCAAGTGCTTGCCTGATCTCCTCCCATGAGGCGTCAATCGAGCCGTCCGTGGCGATGGTGCGCTCTTTGTCCTGCGCCAGCATCCCACTCCACAGGTCCAGCAGGGCTTGGGGGATGACGGGCATCCGGGTCCAGTGGCCGTGGCCCGCCCAGTGGTAGGGCTGGCGTGTCTCGGGGTGGATCGACGGGGGCAGCACGTCCTGCACCGTGAGGCCGCTGACCGTGGCGCAGCGCAACTCGTAGGCCGTGATGCCACTGTGCATGATCTTCTTTGACGGCAGCGCCGCGCCGAAGGGCATCGCGTACAGCAGCTTGCCATGCCCCGGCTTGCCCGAGTTGATGACCACGGCGTCAGGCGCATCGTAGAGGGCTTGCAGGTCAATGCCGTGCTCTGCCAACAGGCTGGTGGTCACGGTCCAGTTGTCGATGTCAAGGGCCATCGTGCCGCTGTACGCATGGGCCAAGCCGATGCCGTAGCCTTGCGGTAGATCGCCTTGGGCCTTGAGGGCGTTTTGTTTGAGGTTCCAGCCCGGGGTGCGCGGCCCCTTGGTGTTGGCCGGGATCGGGACAAGGCTCCAGCCGTGTCTGATGTAGGCATCAACAGACGCTGGATGTGATTGCACAGTCTGTGGTGCTGTCATAGAATAATCCCGTTGGTGATTGCAGTTGCCGACACTTTGTTCATTGAGCTTCTCCTTCAAAGCCTCGGTCTAACCACCGGGGCTTTTTCTTTCCAAAAATAATTTCAAATCAGTTGCACAATCGTATCACAGTGGTGTACACTTGCGTCAACGGTCAAGGAAATTATTTATGACATCACCCAAATCCAAATCAGCGTTCATGACTGTCCGAGTGACAGACAAGACGCGCACCAAGTTTCATGAGAAAGCACGGAAGATCGGAACACCGAGCGAAGTGCAC